TCGACAGCGGCACGCTCTCGACCGAACAAGCCCGGAGCGGACTGCGCGGCGATTTGCTTCTGATATGTCGCAATTCTCGCGTAACCCCTCACCAAATCGGCAGTGGCCTCGATCTGCCGCTTCTCGGACATGCCAACGGCTTTGAGTTTCTCGGGCGTGTCGAGTCCGAGTTTTGAAAGCAACTCCAGCTTTTGCTGTTGCGAAGCATTGCCCATTCCCGCTTTTTCAAACAGCCCTTGTAGTGGGCCAATCTTCGACAACGCTTCTCCGCCGCGTTTCAGATAGACTGGCAAGGCTGATTCCGGCATCGACTCAGACATTACGGCGGCGGCGGCGGCGGCAAAATTCTTGTCTTCCCAATACTTAAAACCGGACGCGGCGGCAACAAGCGTTTTGGGATCGCGTCCCGACACTTGGCCAGCGATGTACAATCGCCGAAGCATCTGCCCTGGGGCTTGACCTTGCGAGGCCCCAAGAATCTCGGCCTCCTTCCCCATTTCAATTGGGATGCCAAGTTTCGACGCCGCAAACACTTCTCTCGCAACCTTCATTCCCTTTTCAAAGTCGCCACCCTGCATACTCTGCATGGCCTGGACGACGTCGAATGCCTCGCCACGATTCGTGATGCCATACTCCGCGGCGAGATCCGCAGCCTTCATTACTCGATTCGCCTTCGTGCCTTTCTCCTGCAACGCCGCGAAAGCGATAATGTCGTTCGCGGCAATCCTGGACGCCTCGGCCACTTCGTGCGTTTTGGCAATCCAGGTGTCGTAGCCAGCAATTACCAAACCAACCGCACCTGCGATGCTTCCAACACCGGCCGCGCCGGCAAGTGATCCGGCGATGTTGCGAAACGACATAAGTGCCGTTGTTGCGTAGTTGCTCGTTCCTTTGTTGAGCTTCCCCATCTCGCCCGTCATCTTCTGATGGGCTTGCGTGGCCGACCTCTGGAACTGCTCGACCGTCAGCTTGTTGTGGGCGTAGAGTTGGTCGAGCCGCTTCAACCGCTCCGCGTACTTCTCTTGCGGCGTCCGAGTGCTCTCGATTGCCTTCGCGGCGTCGCGGCCCATTTCCTTCGCGGCCCGGGCGGAGAGTTTTTGCTCGGCCGAGAGCTTCTTTGTCTTGTCGATGAGCCGATCTTCCGCCTTGCCGACGGTGTCGAACGAATAGACGAGTCCCTTCTCGTCTCCCTTCATGTCGATGAAGACGTCGCTCATTCCGTCACGTCCCAATCATGCGACAAGAGTTCGAGGGCAAACAGATCGGTCAGGCTTGGGCGATAGCCTGGGTCGCGTCCAGCGGCCCAGCATCGGAATTGGAGGTATCGGACGCCTCTTTTTTTTTGAGCCAGGTGAGCCAGGACGGCCAGTCGATCATCGCGTCAAGGATGGTCCACTCCGTGCGCTCCGTCAGCAGGCCGAGCAAGCCGACTTCCGCGAGACCGACACGGTAGTTTGTGGACAGACCGACTACGGCCGCCTCGGTGGTCTCGACTTGTTCCAGCATGGCCGCGTGATCGTCGCCCTCAGTCTGGGTCTTCGCGTCCATCCACAGCGACGCCGCATCCCACAACGCCTTGTGGGCCTCGACCACTTCGCCCAAGACCCGACGGCCTTCGTCGTCCCAGTCAAGACGCCGGTCGCAATTCGTGTAGCGAATCACGTCACCGGACGGCGTTTCGGCGATTCCACGGGCAACCGGAATCATCCACTGGCGTCCGTCGCCAAGAGTCACGGCGTGCCCGGGAATGGCCGCCTTTCGCACCGTGTCGGGCGGTCCCGGCTTCGCGTCGTTCCACATTCCAACGCGAACAGACGACGCCGGCGCCTTGCGCCACGTCTGCTTGTCGGCCGAGTAAACGTGCCGTTCCGCCGGCACCGTGTTGGAATCCGCGACGATCGTGCCCGACTCGCCACCAGGACCTGTTCCGCGGTACTCTCGACACGACTGAGAAGTCCCCGCGTCGAAGGCATGGGCGATTTTCAGCGTGGCCAGTTCCTCGGGCGAGAAACTGGTTTTGAAAACGCCGGGCACGAAATAGAGGAATCCAGCCACGGTCAGTCCGATCAGGTGATTGCGCTGGCGGTGTTGATGATGATGGGGGCGTTCGTCCCGTCGTAGAGCGTTTCCAGCCGAACCGAAGTCGTGCCGCGATCCATCCCGCTGGCGTTGAAAATGTCCTCGGGAATCGCAAGGCCGGCCGCCGTGATTTTGACGTGCTCGGCAGTGCCATCGGCGACGAATGTCCCGCCGGCCGCCCGCTTGCGAAGGTAGATCGTGGTGTTCGCGTGGGTGGCCGTCTTGCCAAAAAGCGGGATCAGGGTACTCTTGACCCACTCAGGATTCCGGCCAGTCAGCGTCAGGACCGGAGCCCACGAAACCACGTAGGACAGCGTGTCATAGACGTTGGACACACCGCCTTCCGCGACGACGGAGACGCCGAACGCAAGCTGGATCGACTGCAACTCGTTCTCGGCCGTCAGGTCGATCGCTCCGATCGTCACCTTGCCGAGCGAATACCGCTCCGTTTGGTTGGCGAGCGACGGAAGCGTGGCGGAATCGGTCACAACGAGCGGCGACGTCGCGCCATCCGTCGAAACTAGATTCGCTCCGTAGGCCAGCGTAGCGTCTCCGCGATGATCGCAAGAGAGCGTTTGCGGAAAGAGCAAGCCTTTCGTGAAGGCGTAACTGCGATGCCCCGTTGCCTCCCGCGATCCTCCGTCTTTGTACTTCTGCGCGTAGAACACTAGTCCGCCGGACAGACCGGCCACGTCGACGGCCATTCCGCCCGTCGCTGCCAGCGCCGTCGCAATCGACAGCGTGGTGAATGACGGCTGGTGGCCCTGAGACATGATGTACAGAATCCGCCGATACAACTCGCCACTCGCGGCCTCGCCGCCCAGTTGCGTGTCCATCGGGAGATTCGTGGCGGTGATCCCGCCGAAGGTCGCCGCGCCGACCTTGACCGCGTATAGTCCAGCACGCATGGTTCGTTTCTCCCTTTTTGTCAGGCCGGGGTGGCGTCGGTCAACGCGAGAACGTCAAGGGTGGCGGCCTCGCCACTGGCGTTGGTCACGTAGAGAGTGACCGTATCGTCCGTCAGCAGCGACGCGAAACACTGGTTGGCCATTTCGATGTGAGGTTGGTTGGCCTTCAAGGCCAGAGTGAAGTCCGGCACGGAGCCGCTGTTCACCTCAATGGTGAGGTCCTGTGTGGAACCGAACACGACCAACTGGAACGCCGACACGTCGATCGCGCAATTGATCGCCAAATCCGTGGATTCGTCCGGAATGGATTCGGACAGAATCAACTGGGAACTGCCAGTGAACGCCTTCGACGTCGCCAAAATGAGGCCGTCGCTCTTCACGTTGATCTCGACCGTCACGACCTTGTCAGCCATCGCGTCACCTTTCGGTTGTTAAATCTCCACCGTCACCGGCGGAGGAAGGATGTTGAGTCTGACTACCATTTGTTCGTTGTGCAGATCGACGATTCGCTTGACTTCCAGAACCGACACTCGCGTCATTTCGTCCCGCATGTTGATCTTGGAATGCGGGTTTCTGGAATTGAGCCTCGGCGCTCGAATGTAGATTCGTAGACTGCTTTTCGTACCACGCGACGTAGCAACGATCTTCTTTCTCTTCGCCTGTTTTTCCGTGTCGCCGGTGAAAACCAGCGGTCTTTGGTGCCCCTTGTACCGCTGCTTGCGACCAGTGTAGGACTGCCAAAACTTCTTTCCGCTCAGTCCCTCGCCCGATCGCGGCGTGTAGCCGTACTCCGTCGCCCCCGCTCGCGTGAAGTGCTTTTCTCGAAATCGTTCGTGCCACAGTTCCCCGGCCGCGAGCCACACCTCTTTGCGGATTTCGTGAAACCGCTTCGCCGGAACGCCGATGCCGCCGGGCACGCCGCCATGGAACGTCAGCTTGAACTTGCCCTCTACCATGCGAACTCCACGTCGGCGTAGAGAAGGTCGCCCTTCGTGGTGATCTGGTCGTTTCGCCCACGCCACACCTTCGCGATCTGGTACGACGTGAACGCCAAATAGCCGGCCGTTCCCGCCACCGATTCCAAGTCGCTGAGAATCCCGAGGATCGCGTTCTTGAACTTCCGGCCGCACAGCGAGGGGCTGTTCGCCGTTCCTTCGTCCACCGGTCCGATGAAGTGGGCCGTCATCCGGCCACCGTGGGCGAAGTCGAACGAGGACCCCATTCCCACGACGGTCCCTGCCAACGAGTCCATTTCCAAGACGACGAACGGTAGACGCTCCAGATATTCGCCGTCGTCGTACTCCTCCTTGTCTTGCTCCGGCTGGTCGAGATCGTCCACGTAGACGTGACCCGCCGCTTCCTCCTCGTCCGCCGACCCGGTCCAGGCGATGAACGACACCGACGCGGCCAGCGCCGCGATCAGGTTGTCCTCCGCCATCGTCTGCGATCCGGTCGCCGTGTCCATCGTCACCTTCCGCTGCGCCCGCCGGCCCGCCTCGCCCCGGCCGCCGATCGGCGGGAGAGAACGAGCGTCGCCGACAGTTCCGTTTCGTCTTCAATCTCCACTACCGACCAAATCAACCCATTGACCGTCGCGATCGCGTTGACCGTCGGCGCGGCCACTTCGTCCAGGAATACGGTGACACGGAGGATGTGGACGACGTCCCGCCCTTCCTCCGTGTCTTCGTGACACGTCGCCTCCGATTGAACGAGCCCGGTTGCCTGGATTTCGGCTCCCGACCCGGCATGGTAAACGACCGGCGTTCCGTTGTGGTGTTTCAACAGCGAAACGCCGGTCGCGAAAAGGGAGGCAATTCGACTCATGGACCCAACCTGGTTGCCGCTCAGGTGATGTTGGAAAGCAGGTACCCGCACTGCGTGTACAGCAGCTTCTCGTCGACGTCATGTCGTGCCCGGACGACGTCACCGCGAACGCGCTCGTCTCGGTAAGTCTCGATCGTGCCGCCCGGCGCGCCGCCGTCCTCGTCCCAATGGAACGTGCGGCCGAGGCCCGGTTCGCGAATGTCGTTCGTCGTGCAAATCCGCCCGATCATGGCGTAATCGCTCGACCAGATGTTCGCGATGGAACGGTCTTGGCCCTCGTTGGCGATGTTCTTCGCGCCGCCGGCGACGATGATGTTGTCCAAGTCAAACGCTTGGGCGAGCATCTGCGTCGTGATGTCGCGTGCCTTCGTGGCACTGCCGGCTCCGGACGACTCGATCCGCTCGATGATCTGGTCGCACTTTCGCAGATTGCGGAAGACGTGCCGGTTGATGATGAGCGAGTTGGGCCACAGTCCGGTCGCCGCCCAGATCGCGGCAATGGCCGTGTCGACGTCGTCGATCGGGGTGGCCGTCGCGCCCACGCTCCATTTGACGGACACGGCCGCCGTGTAGGACGTGAACGTCGTGGCGTTGAAAACGGCGTCGGCGATTCGCTTCTCCGCGTTGCGCAAGACGGCATCCAACGCCCTCTCGGCCGAGATTTGCTCGGCGTCGAAATACTCGGCGTAGAGTTTCGACTCGCGATCGTCGACCACTTCCTCCGTTCCGTGTTCGACGGTCGAAAACGAATCGTCGTCGAACTCCCAATCGCCTCGCGAATAGGCGGCCCTGGCGTTACGGGCCGTCTCGCGGTTTTGCAGGAGCGATTCGAGCGTGATCTTTCCAAACGAGCCGCCCGATTTCGCGACGGACATGAGCGGAAAGACACGGTAGCCGATGAATCCGGCGCGATCGGCTGCCAGGTCGAATTGCATGAGACTCCCGGCCAGGTCGGGCCGAAGAGTCGCCAGGCTGGTTGAAGGGGCGGGCATGTTGAAAGCCTCCTATGATTTTGGTTCTTGCGGACGAAAGGGAAAACGCACGATCCCAACCCGGGGATCAACTGTTGGCCGTGAAGAACGCCAGCCAGTTGTCGGCGGCGGTGGCGACGAAAAGGGCCGGCGTGTTTTCGAGGATCGTGATGTTGGCGTTGGCCGACCCGTTGTTGATCTTGTCCGACGTGTTCGGGTAGACCTTCAACCCGGCTGAACCGGAGTTCAGAATCAGCTTGACGTCACCGGGCACGGCTGTGGGCAACACCACGCCCGTCGTGTCGTCACCGAGCGTTACGACGGTGACAATCGCAGTGGCGGGAATCGCGGCTGCCGTGCCAACGTTGGTCCCGGTGGCGGCCACGGGAGTGCCGACCTCAACATTGAGCGTGTTGAGGATGCTCGGACCATCGAGCGTCTTCGCCAACAGCGTTTGGGCCAGTGCGACGGCCACCAACGTGTCGCCGTCCGCCTCGGGGACGATGATCGCATTGTCGGCGCTGAGCGTTGCTTCCGGTTTCAGCGTCGTCGTGAAGTTGCCCGTACCGGCCGCCTGGCCTGAAAGGGCAATCTTCGGCGTGCTGGAATCCGAATCGACCTCGAAGGCAACGGCCGTCGTCGTGGCAATCGCCGCGCTGAGGTCGGTGTTCGGCATTCGTTCGACTTCGATGATGTCGCCGTCCGCACCAGCGGCTTCAAGGGCCTTGCCGACAACCACAGTTCCGGTCGGCGCGATCTTGCCACCAGCGGCGGCGTAAACCGGATTCGCGGCAGTGATGGCATCGGACGCGACCATCTTGCACGTCCCTTGCGCCGTTACCAGCCGGACCGTGCCGTACTCGTCCGTCGCCAGCGAACGGCGCTCCATCGTGCCGAGCTCGACAGTCGTCGCGCCGGCAGCCGCCAAATAACCGGCCGACAACGTCACCCGAAGATGCGGCGCGATGGCCGCGTTGTTCGGAAACGTCCTGGTGGGTCCCTCGACGAATTGACTCATGTGTTTTTCTCCTCATGCCACAACGGGCGAAAATGTTCTTGGTCCAACGAAAACGAGTTCTGGTCAGCGACGGTCGGAGTTGGCCGCCTCGACCACCGCCTCGCGCAGACCCGGGCACTGACGATTCACGCGGCTGGACGCCTGGGCGCGGGAGTGACCACGGGCCACCTCGGCGTCGATCCGCTTGGCCCACTCAGCCGCCGGATCGTCCCACGTGGACGACGCGGTGCCAGGCGATTTCTCGCCGAGCGGCTTGATGCCGGCCTTGCTCTCCTGCGCCTCTTTCAGCCGCTTGGTTTCGTCCTTCTGGATGTCGATACGGCGCTGTTGCTCCTCCATCCATGCGCTCTGCGACTGGTCGAGCGTGGCCTTGCGCTCCAGTTGCTTGCAGATGAATTCGCTGTCCGCACCGGGCAGGCAGGCTTTCAGGTCCTCGTAGCTGGCGGCGGCCTTCGCCGTGGGCGTGGCGTTTTCGGTATTGCTCATCGCGTTCTTTCTCCTTGGACCCGTGGTCCGGATATTGGAAAGGGTGGCCTCGAACGACTGGATTCCGTCGATCAGACGCAACTTCAGCGCGTCCTCGGCGTCATGAACGCGGCCGTCGGCCAACTCGGCCGTCGTCGCGGAGGAAAGTTTCCGGCCGGAAGAGACGCCGGCCAGAAATTGCTCGTTCAAGCGATTAATGATCCGCTGCCATTCGGCAAGCTGCTTCTCCGTGATCTCCGTCCCTTCGATCCCGGAACCCTTGAACTCGCCGGCGTGGACGACGTGAACCTTGACACCGAGCATGGCGGCTTGGGCAGAATAGTCGTATAGAACGCCGTAGGTGCCGATCGAACCGACGAGCGTCGTCTTTCCGGCGGCGTAGATCGCGGACGCCTGACTGGCGACCCAATAGGCTGCCGACGCGCCAAGGTCCTCAATGAAAGCGGTCACGGGCTTGGACGACGCGGCGTTGCGGACGGCCGCCGCGAGGTCTTCGGTGCCAGCAACCGTTCCGCCGGGCGAGTCGATGCGCAAGACGATTTGCTTGACGGACTCGTTTTCGACGGCGTTGGCCAACTGACGCCGAACGCGAACGGTGCTCGTTCCATCCGAAAGGCTCGACGTGTACTTCATCATCGGGCCAGAGATGTCGATGACGGCCACGCCGCCCGGCTCGATCTGGTAGTCGTCGCCGCGATACGCGCCACGCGGCGCAACGGATGAGGCTGCCTCGACGTGGGCGGACAGGTTGAAACCCTGGAGCCGCCCAACCGCCGCGCGAAAGATGTCGTCTTGGAGCGCCCAAAATCCGAAATACTGATCCAGATTCCGCACGGAACCGGACACCGACCCAAACCAGGACGGTCGAGCGATGACGGCCGGCTCCATCGCGGTTTCGGCGACTCCGTTGGATGCGTCATTCTTCATCGCGTGTTTCCTGTTCAGATGGACGGCCTTGCACCCCGCGATCGGCTTCCGGTGCGATCTTGACGCTCACCCCGTCGGGCGTTGGGAGCGAGGCGACCTCCCGCCAAGTGATGCCAAGATCCGGATACTTTTTGTTCAGACGTTGGGCCATCCGGTGAGCGCGTGCGATGAACCGGGCGTTGTCCTCGACGATTTCGCGGCCAAGGACGTCCCACTCCACGCCTCGCTCCGCGCACCGTCGCCGCTGGCTAATCAGGCAGTTCCGGACGCGAATCAAATCCGCGCCAGCATCCTTCATGGGCTCGATGTAGTCCCAACCCGGCGGATACCACTGATGGCGCTCGAACAGAGGGCCGAGACGCTCCTTCGCGGAACGAAAGAACGGGTCTTCGGAGGCCCATTGCCGCAATTTCCAGAGGTAGACGGGCCGATGGAAACGGCGACACAAGAGCCGCTGAAATCGACGGAAGCCGATTCGCGCCTGGTCGATCGCGCCTCGCCATCCCGAGAAATTTGTCTCTCGCGGATCGAGCAGAAGGACGGCCACGGGAATTCCGAGATTCACCGCAATGAACGTCAGGATCAGCGTGGCGTGGGTGAAAAACTCGGGATTAGGGACATTCGGCGAAAAGCCATGCAGCTTCTCGCCAGGACGGCCCTCGATGTCCATCCCCGGCGCGATTCCTTCGATGGTTCGCATCGTTCCGTCGGATCGTGTTTCGCTTTGTCGAGCGCCCTCCTGGGCTCCAGGAACGCCCGGGGCGTCGGCGGACTGTTCGCGGAAGATGGCGAAGCAGGAAACGATCTGTTGCTGCACCAGTTTTGCAAACTGGACGTCGTCATGGATGCCGATCGTGTCGAAAATCGGGGCGAAGTGCGTCACACCCCGAGTCTGCGTGACGCGATCGGATCGGTAGATTTGCAGCACGACCCGATGCCCGCGAGAGTCGCGGATTGGGTAGGCCATCACGTCATCGACGCGAGTCAACGGACTGAGCGGATTCAGGTCCTCTTTGGTGACAAGAATCTCCATCCGACGTCGGTATTGGTCCATGACCACGCCGTGAATCGGAGGGTTTTTTCGGTTCGCGGCATTCGCCGGCGTCCGAACACGATGGGCCTCGAACATCTGGATCGAGCCGTCGTCGGTCAGAACCGGCCAAATGTCGCCATCCACGATGGGCGCTTGGCAGACCTGGGCCTCCATGTCCGAGAACGCCATCTCGCCCATGACGTCGCACTGCTCGGGCGTTTCCGACCACTCGCGCCACCGATCTAGGATCGCCTTGTCCACCCTGCGATCGCCCGTCTGCGAATCGAGCGTGAATCCGTCGCGGACGACGTTGTCGACGACTCTCCGCACGCCCTGGCCAACGACCATGTCGTTACGGAACATGTCGCGGGCGTACTCCATCATTCGCAGATAGTCAGAGTCGCTCCTGTAGTGGTAATCCGCATTGCTGCCCGAGAGCGGAATGCCGGTGCGTCGGCGTCGATAGCGGTTTGCCTTGGCTGCGGAGAAGTCGTTTCGCAGTTCTTGAAACGCTTGGTTGAGCGAAGGATTCTCAAGTCGTGCTCGACGAGCCATGGTCAGTCCCTCATGTCTTCGAGGGACCGGAATCGCACGCGACCGGAAGCGTTCAGCCGAATGGAGCCGAGATATCGTTGCGCGTCTTTCAGTTGCTCCGCCAGGGTCTCGGGCGAGGTCTCAATTTCCTCCGCCCCTCGTCCCCCGTGCGCGGCCCGCTTCGGCGTCAACACCAAAAGCGCGCGGCACGCCTCGACGAATGCAGCAGCCTCGGCAGCCGATTCGTTCGTGAGATAGGAGCAATTGGCGAGGTACGCGGCCAGCGCGTCCTCATAAGTCAGAAGGGCAGCCATACTTTACTTGTATGGCTGCCCTTCTGTGGCGAAGGCGTTTTTGATGCAAAAACAGCGATTCCAACGATTCCAACTATTCCACTCGCCACCATGAGGCGGGGCTTACGCCAGTTGGTCGAGGAGCCAGCGGATCGCGTCGATTGGGCCGACGATCGGCTTTCCGTCGGAAGTTCTCGCCTTGGAAGCATCCAACGCGAGAAAAAGACGACGCCACGTCTTCGCCTGAACCCTGGTCAATCGAATGTGCATCGTTCTTCTTGAGAAGCCGTCGTCGGCGACCTTACTGGCCAGCGGAACCGAAATGGACTTGACCGTCGTTTCCAGTTGCGCGGGCGTCCTCGGCATTTTGGACGACGACAAACCAAGGGCTTTTCGCACTTCTTCGATCGTTAGTGGCATCGTGCTTTGACTTGGAGTCGGTTCCACGAACGGTAGCGTGGCCACGACTGGCGGCGGCCCTGAATACGGAAGCGCGTTTGCCGACGAAGGAGGGCCGTAATAGGCGGCTTCGTCCCCGAGCGGCTCGCATTCCGTGATTGGTCCTTCTTGTTGACTCAGCGGTCGGTTCGCCGCATTGCTTTCTCGCCTTGACATCGTTAGTCCCTTCGTTCAGTTACCAGAAATGGACGCCCGTCCGGCGTCGTGATTCCAACTCGCTTCGGCCGATGCAATGGCGGAATCGCCTGCGCCGTCAGGCGGCTTTCAACAAAACAGCCGGCCGCGATCCCCAGCGAAGTCGCGTCGAGATAGTGGTTTTCGCGGCTAACCGCCTCAAAGACGATGACCTCGCCTCGCTCAGGGATGAACACCGATTTCGCGATTTCGCTGGTCAAGTGTTTCCGAAACTTCGTGTGTTCGTGATCCGTCGCGTAAAAGATCGACGCACCAGCAGAATTGTCCTGGTGAATCTTGAACCGTTCCTGGACTCGCATCTTCCAGTGGTCGGCGTTGACATGGACAAGCCAGAGACGTGCGTCGGAGAGTCGCGATAGGTGGTAGTTGTCGCCGATGCAACGAACGTCGTTCGTGTGCTTTGTCGGGGACGAATAGGTCCTGTCCCGATGCTGCGTCGCGCTGTAGCCCATCGTCGGCCGAAATCGTTCGGACCGTTCCTCTCGGCAAAATTGGTACACGGCGTCCTTGTTTCCGAACCACCGCGCGTCGATCCAGACTTGGGCTGGGATGATGGCGCCGGAGCCCTCCATCGTCCAGCCGGCCAAACACACGTCGCGAAGCTCTCGCAAGGCGACAAGGGTCCCCTGCTCCGTGCCAAACTTGTCCGACTCGATTCCGAGCGGGCTGTAATCCACGATGTGAATCGCGCCACCAGGCGTCCAGGCGACGACGACGTAATGGGCAAGGTGCTTGCCCATGTCGCATCCAACCGTAACGAACCGTGTTCCCGCCGGCGCGAGACCGCGAGGAAGCCGCGTCACCCGTCGCTTAATGTCCTTGTCGGTCAGCGGCGTCAACTCGACGTCAGGGGGCAAATATGGCAGGGCGTAAACGAACTGCCGCATCTCCTTTTCCGCATTGTCCTGGTTCACCGCGCGCTGAGCCCGCCACTCATCCATCCCAACGTCGCCGGCGGGAATGAACATGTTGTTCACGGCCGACCAGCGAAAACCGAGCGTCAGCGTTTCAACCGGATCGCCATGGATTGTCCCGTCGTCGTCGATTTCCTCGCCACGATGAACCAGTTTCGCGGCCAGGTTGCTGGCAAGTCGGTCCTGCTCGGACCACACTTCTCCGCACGCTGGACAATGCCACGCTGCTTGCCTCCCGGCCGCCACGATCGTGTCGGCGTCTTGCCAGCCGACAAGATGCTCTCTCTCGGGACACACCCCTGACCTGCAATGCTGGCACGGCATCACGATCCGCGATTGCGTGCCTCCCAGGTATTCTTGCCACGTCCGGCCTTTCTCTGTGGAAACTGTGCATTCCATGTAGATGCGTTGAAATGCCTTCGCCTGCGAACGTAACCGGCCCTCCATTTGCGTGATCTTGTCGGCCTCGCGACTTGTAGCGCCGGCCGCGTCCATGCCGTCCGTTTCCGTGATGACAAGAACTCGCGAAGTGAAGCCGGCTCGCTGCTTGTCGCCGCCTCCGCTCGACATGAACTTGAGCGTCTGGCCGTTTTGAAATCGAACGGACTCGACTCGACCGCCGCGCGATCCGCCGCCGCGCTTCGGGATCTGGTCTCGATACCGCGATCGCTCAATCGCCGGCAGAATGTCAACCGACCACTTGTCCGCCGCCATGTCCATGTCAGGCAAGCCGCAGACAACCGTCTCCTGAATTTCAAACAGGTGATAGAGCAGCGGCACGATGTACGCACAGAGGGTCTTGCCGGACTGCGTTGGGCCGGTTGCGCAGATTCGCGGCCACCGGCCAGAGTCGACGGCGTCGAAGAATAGGCCCGTGTAGGGCTGACGCTCACAACGAAACGCAAGGCCCTGATACTGGCCGTCGGGGATGATGATTTCAGATTCGGCAAACCGACGCATCGTGCGGATGCGAGGGGCACGACAGTTGGCAAAAGCCCAGCCGATTTCATCGCGTGCCGCCGCTGCTGCTGTCAAGATCATCGTCACCAAACATGCTTGCCACAATCCGTTCGGCCGCATCTATCGCCTCTTCGTGAATGGCATGGGCCACCGGACCGCACTGTCTCTGGAGCGACTCGCCGGCACCACGAATCACCCGAACGAGCTCGACCAAAAGCTGGTGCATTTGGTCTCGCGGGATGGTCTGGCCCTCACGCTCCAGGACGTCCATTTCCGCCAGCTTCGCCCGGGCCAGGCGGTAGCGCTCGAGCCCAAGGCTATCGCCGTCAGCCAGCATCGGATCGGCCGAGCCGCTGCGGGAACGCCACGGGCCAAACTCCAGTGCCCAAGCAACGATCGACGGCACTGGCCACAGCTTGTTCCGACCTGGCATCCCCTGCTTTCGCCAACCCTTAATCGTCCCCAGGGGGGTGGCAAGTATGGCAGCCAATTCGTCCAGACTATCCGCGTG